GGCCTGCCGAGTTGGTGTCTTTTAACACCGGGAGGATCGTGAGATCCCCTCCGCCTTGCGGCGGAGCCCCAGGTTAGTAATTTTCTAAGTTACTAACCACAGCGTTTTTTACGCGCTGTATGGTCACGTTATTACTAACGTAATCGTTTGGTAATGCGTCCCAGAAGGAGCATGACCGCATCGTCCGCCTCCACCTAGCTGCCCTTTGACGGACAGCGAAGCCGGAGGATATCCCCACTCCGAAGAGTAAAGACAATACTAGACCGTCCCAGTTAAAGATACGTTGCTTCACCCCTTTAGGAGTGATAACGTACCCGTCGCCGATACGGATCTTCTTGTCTATAGGCACGTAGCAAACGTACCCAATCGCCTGATACCAGGGCTCAGACTTACGTCTAGGCTCAGGTAGAAGCTTCCTCTTCTTAAGCCACAGCATCGGAACCCGTATTCCCGAGGAAGGATCCTCGGACATAGGAACCGTCACTGAGGCGTCACACCAACGGAGGCAACACTTAACAAACGAAGACAAGACGAATCCTGTCCGCGCTGTGAATGCGGTCGCCGCATTGATGAGGGAGTAAAAGTCTTGGGGCTTTGCTAAAGCCTTGGCATAAATGCCGCGAATATTGATTCCATGATAGAAATCAAACCCGCAAGACTCTCTAAAAGCGCCCTCGTTAAAGGACTTATTGCTGTTCACCTTGAAACCAAGTAAAGTGAGGAAGGAGACAACACGATGATACATATTGCTATGTACCACAATATCATCGCCAAAGACTCCGCACTCGCCCATGGCACCGAAAGTTGCCTTCCGATCATGGACTTGGTAAACAGCAGACACTGCGCACGCAAAGATAATACTCTGGAGCGGGAATGTAAACCCGTTTCCCATAGTACTAAACATATGCAGCGCCGTCGTAGTGTCTCTATGCCTCACCGTACCCATTCTAAGTACAGAAAGGAGCTCAAAGGCCTCTTTTGGAAGAGCCTTCTTGCATAACTTATAAGAGACTGAGTCTGAAGCAGACTCAAGATCGATTGTGGCAAACCTGCCATCAAGCGATCCAAAACGAGCAAGCTCACGGTTATAATCGGGCTGCCGCCGGAGGTCAATAGAGAAAAACCTCTGAAGGCGATCAGTCAGCATAGCAGCTGCTCCCAACTGATAAAACATGTTGAGAGACGGCTCAGTGCAAATAACGCGCGAGATCGTGTCACTTTTAGGTGCGAACGATATAACGCTACTCTGTAGCTGGATAGGTGCCCCAAACGCAGCCGAGCGGTCTAGCTCGGCACAAAGCCATCGGGGAAACCGTCCAACATTCCTCAGGAAATGTTCCCTGAGAACGGGAGAACCAAAACTCAACCGCGAACTAAACAACTTCGTATAGAAGTCATCACCATTCGCTAAAAGCGACGCACCTGGACCACACCTTCCAATAAGGAAAGGAGAGTCAAGCTCATCTAAGAGCGGCATCTGAGTAGGACCCAGATTAAAGAACTGATGGAGGCACCTTTTAAAGTACCCCCAATATAGCTCATCCGCCGGCGTAACTATGTTAAGCTCCCAGTCCCTCGAGCGTTCATTGAACTCGAGAAACTTAGCATAAGCACGAGCGTCCTGCTCACTTGTATCTCCCGGGGCAAACTTCTTCCCCAGGGCACGAGTGAGTGAGAACGCGCACGCTTCAGCGTGGGTAAAGTCAGGAAGTAAGGCGGGCACCGACCTGTAAAAGTCGATACCCTGACCAGTTCCCCTGACCAGATCCTCTGACAGAGCGTCGAAAAGAGCAGTTAAGCGAGAGCTCATACCTGGTCCTCCGAAACGGTAAAACGATCCTTAGGTTGAGAACCAACCTACCTGGTACAGCCCTGGCCGTATTCACGGCCAGACTCGGTTATTTATTCATCCGAGGATTCCTGTAACAAGAGTATCAGACCAACCAGAGACCTGCTGCGCAGATGCACCTGACAGAAAGCTCGGAAGAGCTCTCACGTTAGGGGCATCATACGCATCGGCTCCGGCAGGAATGTCGTAGTAACAGCGCGCCAGAGCAATCTCTGGAGCTTGGTTGGCAGCATAGTTGACGCCTTTGCGTACTATGATGCTATAGCCGTTCTTCGGGATCGTACCGTAGCGGCCCGTAACCGGATTGGCACTCTGCAGTGCCTTTGCAACCGGCGGTCGCACGAATGCGATTGTAAACGGGTCGGAGATGGCATGGAAGCGACAGGACGCGAACGTTCCGGACGTGAGTCCGGTGACCGCGTACTGTTTCCCGTTTGTTCCGTTGGGGTAGTTATCCCCGATCACGGTGAATACGGGAGCGGAAGAGCCAGGAACGACTCCTCCTGTCACGTTAGTTAACGCGATTGTCATGAGATTACCTCAAGTGATAGTTTAGTTAACATAAGGAAGCCTCCCGTTAAGGAGTGCTGCCACATTCAACCACCTCAACGAATCAACGCCTGGGCATTTAAAGCTCAGCGAAGGAGTATACGTCGAAGGGATCGAGCGCGACAGATTAACAACCTGTATGCTTGAATTGCCCGAGACTACACGTCGCGATTTTTGCCATGGGTCGACCGTTCCCGGCCAGCCTGTGACAGTAATCGTTTCGGTACGTACAGTACGTAACGTCTGTGAAGCCCAGATAAGACTGGAATCACAGAACGACGCGGCAGCGACTCCTTCACCAATGTTGGTGAAGTAGTCCACTAGGAAGGAACCCGGGATTAACTCCCAGATTGTTGGTATTAAATCGCTCCAGTTAAAAGACAGGAGCTCCCTCACAAAAGGAGTACTCGTTTGCTGGGAGGCGGTATGAACCGCCCCTTCTAGCCTAATTGAAACTTTGTCTACGACCTTTCGGACGTACTTCCAATCTAGGTTGTTAGTACTCGCCAGAATCTCGCCAGACATACTGACAGGACTCTCATCTTCATCCTGGGCATTGACGGCTTCGTAGTCGCCACGCTTCAGAATGAGACGCATGAGTGCCTCGGTACCACCAAGAATATCGGCAGTAAGAGGTCTAACACCATACGCATACTCGAGCCATAGGTCTGTGATCGCCTGCGAGGCTTTTCTTATCCCACTTTTTGTGGGCTTCCGATTTTTGAAAAACCTTAAGCGGGTCTTTCCCGCTTTCGTAAGGTATTCGGAGGTTAAGCCTCGAAACAAGGTCTTCGCAGGATGGACAACGAGTTCTATCGTTTCTTTGAGCTCCCCCACAAAAACTCCACCCTGAAAGGGTGACTGGAGGTATTTAGCCCTAGCAACGAATCGAGCCCTCGCTCGGTTTACCGCAGCAACACTACTATTAGCTACCGTGGGACCAGAAAAAGTCCCAATAACACCCTTCGCCCGGTCAGTATGAACTACCGGGGGGAAGAGGCCTGGTTGCTGCCATACCTTTTCTGCTAACGCGTTCGCGAAGCGTCCCCTCATCTGAAGGGAGCTGTACGTATTCGTCGCAGACTGGTGCTGGCGAACTGCTGACCTCCATAATGGATTATCAGCGCCGATTTTACTGGCGTTGATGGTCAAGAGATAAGATTGGTCTACGAAACCAGAAGGTATCGTATCGCTAGTATTTTGATACTGGCGTCGAACCCTCTGACGATCGATCCAAAGCTTATTGGTCACAGTTCAATATCTCCTATAGTGTTCTGCGTGACGGTAATTAGCCGTCAGACGAAGAAGGATCACTCTGCAGCACTACCTCCTCAAAGTCTTCTCCATTAGCGATAATTGCCTGTTCATACCATGCGAGAGCGTGCGAAATTTTCGCACGTGAAAGATCGGTAAGAATACCGATTTTCACATCACGAAGACTCTTTTCGTCTTGTTTAAAGGCGAGAAGCTGGTCTTCCATGCTTTCGGGGTCAAAACGGGCTACGCCGTGGATAAGAGCGAGGACATGTGCCATTAGAGCGACAACACCCTGCATGTCTAAAACATTCATGGTGCTTGACAATGTTGCCTTTTCAGCTTCATTGAGGATATACTTCACTTTTCAACTCCTTAGAAAGGTTGTTGAGAGCCGAAATATACGCGCTCCCAGAGGGACCCCGAAAGGGGTTAAAAAGAAAAGAGAACTCTTCCCAGAGTAACCAAACGCGTCCGGAAGTTCACTAAGGTTACCATTCACAGGCCGAAGCATGGCTCCAGAATCTTGACTGGATTCCCTTTCGGAATCATGGCAGGGCTAACAAGCACCCGAAGGCACCAAGCCCGCCATTAGTAACGGAG